TACTTCTGGTCTTTACAGGCCACGACGATGATGCCGGCGGCTGATCCGCCTTCGTTGGTTTCTACGGTATCCAGCAGTTTGCGTAGGGTCTTCTGGATCTCCTTGCAGTCTGGGCAGGTTTTGACCTCGGCGCAGTTGGCGCAGGTACCCATATCAAATGTCCACATATTAATTCTCCTTTCTTTTAATCTTACTAATACCATTCCAGGGCGCGGATCTCGGCCCGGCCCTGGTCTGTTTTGCGGAATGATTCGATAGAAAACTTTTTGGCGTCGTACAGCAGATTACCTATGTCGAAGGTATTGCCGGTCACCAGGTCGAAGTGCTCCCAAAATACGGGGAAGACCACGATCAGGCGCGGAACCTTGCGCTGAAGCTTAATATGCGCGAGCACGTTATCTGCCATGGCCTGCAGCCGTATGCATTCAAACTGCAGTTCAAGGGGATAGGTGCCGTACTTGGTTATCGAGGCGCTGTCGGCCGTTGCGCTGGTCAGCAGCCATTCCGACTCGCTACCGAGTCGAGAGTATGACCTTTTGACTTTAGCGGTCAGATCGTTGGCGATATCGACCACCGGCGTCCGGTTGAATATAAACTTTCCAAGTGGCTGAGCGATCTCTTCTTTCGTGATGGTCTTGAGTGCGGCCGGCGCGGTATCGGGGATGTAGTCCAGATACCATTTACCGGCAATGTACCTGAGGGTCGAGCGGCATTCAAAGGCCATAAGCTTTAACCTTTCCCCCGGGCTGATCTTGTCGCCGATCCGGAAGCCGAACTTATACCCTCCGCTGACGGCGGCCGCGTAGGCGGTACCTGCAGCGCTGAATGACGTGGCGTCAATCTCGCCGGTGGCAAAGTCCATCTCCCGGACCAGAAAGTGCTTGATCACCCAGTCCGGGCGCTCGACCAGGTTGCCGCTGCCGCCATAGTTACCGTCGGGGTCCTGGTACCCGTCGACCACGGCATGGAAGCGATCGACCATGAAGGTGCCGACAACCCCGCCGGTAATTGCTACGGTACCGGACTTGCTGGCCGCTCCGGACTTTGCTGCTGATCCGGACTTTGAGGCTGTCCCCGTTTTGCTGGCAGAACCTGTTTTTGAGGCGCTTCCGGTTTTCGATGCGGATCCGGCTTTGCTTAATGATATAGGTCTAGTGCATTTCAGTACTGCGTCCTCGATGGTAAATTCGAAATACGAGGCATTAATTCCTGCTCCGGTCACTTGAGCAAAGAAAGGAGGGTTCCAGTACGTCTGAGACTTACGGAATGGGCTGGTAACCAGAGGCGTGATTTTGCCGGTTGTGTCGGCGGTAGCCACAGTCACGCCATCAATAATAAAGGACAATGTTCCGGTAGATGGACCCTGTGTGCATGAGATTAGAAACTTGTATTCAGTTTCAATGTCACTCAGCGTCCCCGACGGTGCGGCAGGAAAAGATAAATACTGCTCAAAATCGTAAGCATTTGTCGGTGACCTCCTGTACATTGTACACGGGGTAGATGTGGACAGCTTTTCTATCAGCTCGTTCGCCGCGGTTGAATAGCTAATGGTGTCGGAAACTCCAATGCCGTCACTGACGGCAATGCCATCATTTACCCCGATGCCGTCCGTCACGCCGATGGTGTCAGATACTCCTATCGTGTCGTTTACCGCAATTGTGTCTGTTACGCCGATGGTATTGCTCACGGGTGCCACGCTGATGCTGGCGGTGGCACGCAGGAGGTGTTTGCCGCCGGTGTAGACTGCGGACACGCCGCTGGTGACGCGCAGGAGCTCGCCCTGGATCTCGGCATATATGTCGCCGACGGCCTTCAGTTCATGTGCGGCCAGCAGGCTGTCGTAGTTAGTCTGCTTCTGCCATACGGTTGCTCCGGATGCATGGGCGGTTGCCACTGTTCCGCTTGCGCCTCTGGTCACGCCGCTGAGGACTCCGGAAGTTATGCTGGTAAAGCTGATCTGTTCGTCGTCAAGATATATAGTCCCGCTCGCGGGAAAGCGGGTATATAGGCTCAGTTCTATGCCTGTGGTCTGGCTGTTGTTGATAGCGCCTTTCAGCGTCGTGCGCGCGCCCCAGTCTACGCGATGCGCAGGGACCAGCACCCCAGATCCGTAGATGATCGGTTCGACCTTACCGACGTCCTCAAATGCATTGGGGTAAGCCGTTGTGTCAATAACAGGCTGTTTCCAAGCCCGCTCCAGTGCAGCAAGCCTTGATGACATCCTGCAGACAAACGAGGCCAGATCAATATTTTCCGGCTGGTCGAGGTTCCCGACGATGACAGTCACCGGGGTCCCCGTCGGGTTATATATTTGCTTTATAGTTGTTACAGCTCCCTCAAAAGGGTAGATCTCACCCATCTCTATCAAGAATGTTTTATCCTGAATCGGTTGATTCTTGAATGTTATCGATATATCAGAGTTCAGGAATGTAGAGTCGATGCGTTTTACTTCGTCAGAGATCCCACTGACGGACTCGATGTAATCCTCATACACCTGAGAACCGACCATAATATTCCTGTCGGACAAATAAAGAATCGGTCCGCTGTTTTTAAGGGCAATCTCAAAAAGATATATTGGGTCAAGGCGGCTTGAATCCAACTCGCTGGTAAGTGTCACGCTATAACCTCGACAAAGTCGAAGTCGAACGAATACGTTTGATACGAGATCTCCTTGAGTGCGATTGGCTTACGGAGTTCACCGAAAATCAGGATCCCGTTATGGTCATGCAACCAGAACGGATTAGCTCCTGCCCATGCTGCATTCAGCGCCTCAATATTGGTCTTCTGCGCCTCTCCGCATCGCGGCATTTGGTAGGACCGCTGCCGTTTTAAGGCACCATGGGTAAGATACCGAGCCTGACCGCCCGAAGACTGCAGCCGCTCAACATTAAAGATCGGGTTCAGCTCCCCGGTCGGGCGAGGAGGGTTCTTTTCCCAGGTGTACGTGCTGGTTAGAAAAAGCTCGTGGAAAGAGGGGATAACTCCCGGGGAGGTGATAATAAACTTCCAGTACTGTTTTGTCAGGCTAACCCACGATTTATCTATATCACCGGTAGCGCAGATCCACTGAGCCGTAGCGGCCGTATATGTTACGTCATCGTCAGACCATTTAATGTCCAGAACCATGCCGCTGAGGTTGTGTCCCGCCGGTATAATCAGCCGGTCGACGGGAAGGACCGTCGCGCCCTGGGCGATCCTTACCGTGAGGGTTACAGCCGCAACTGCCTTGAACATGCGACCGATGTTACGATCATACAGCCGCCAAAGCGGATAATTAGCATCCGCAGCCCCGGTGGCGAGCGTGACAGTTGCAGTTTCAAGGATGTTTTGATAACAGCATTTCATCAGGCTCATGCGGGCACCAGCTTTTTCTGAAGCGCCGAAAGGATCGGCGAGCGGCCAAAGGCGATATCGTCGGCAATCTGCTGCTGGATATCCCTACCCATGCCCTTGCCGTCTGCGCTATTGGTGGTGACATTGATCGGCCCGGTTATACTGACAGACGGCCCGCCTCCGGCTCCCTGCTTCTGAAAATCGTTATACATATTGACCATCTGGCCCCAGAGGTTATTGCCCAGATCTTCGTACTGATACTGCTGTTTAACCCCTTCGTAGGATAGTCCGTTTAGGGACCCGAATTTATAGCTTTTTAATTCAGCTGCTCCACCAGCATACCGCTGCCAGTCGTTGGCCAACTGGCCGAACTTTACTGTATAGTCGCTGCCGGTCGGAAGCGATGTCATCATCTGCTTGATCTTGTTCATTCCCTCGGTAAAGGGGACGATAGGTGAGGCCTTAGTGAAATACTCTACCACGACCGACTTGTATGTCACCGGGGGGATCGCTTTGAGTTCACTGACCACATTTCTGATATTCTGTGTCGCCTTGCTAGTATCGATCATCAGGATCCGCTGTTTTGCGAGTTCGTTGTCGAGATTGACGATCTGCCCCTGGTACATCTCGATCATCTCTTTCGCCTTGGACATAGCCGTTTCAAGGGCTTGTTTCCATGCTCCGATCTGATCTATTTCGGCCTTGCGTTTACTCTGCACTTGGTCAAAGGCAGAGCCTATTTCTCCTTGCGCCTTCGCTATATCTTCCATCGCTTTGCGCACTGCAGTCTCTTTATCAATAATCACTTTGTCACCGTCCATCACCGCATCAGAAACAGCTGAACGCTTAACCATCCAGTCGTTGAGAGCCTTAATCTTAGCCTCTCCATCAAGAGTCAGTGCGATCTGGTACTGTTGCTCTAGAATTTTGAGTTTATCGTAATATTTCTCCTCCTCGCCCATGAGCTTTTGCCGCAGACCGTTTTGAAGGTCGGCATAGGTATTCCACTGTTCGGCGCGCTTCACCTCAAGATCCGCCAGTTCCTTGGTTTTTGTCTTCATGTTTTCAGTGGCCGTATTGTGCGCTGTCTGCAGTATTGAATAATATTGCTGCCATGCAGCAAGCCGGGCGTTAGCCAAGCCTGCTTCTACTTTAAAAGCCTCCATCTGCGCTGCTGCAACTGCCTTCGGATCATTGCCAAGCCCCTTAGCGGCCTCAGCCAGCACCCTCTGCATCTCCTTTTGCTTCGCGAATACGGAATCGATCACCCCGAGATATCCCTCGAGACCTGTCTTCATGACGCCTATGTTTTTGACATTATCGTCTATCCACTTTGAGTAGGCTGTGTCCCGCACCGATGCGAGATAAGATTGCATCGCGTTTTTCATGTCATCAATGTTCTTTACGTTTTCCTTCATGCCCGCTGCAAACTGCTCACCGCCGATCTTTAGCTGCTGTTTGCCGATATCGTTGATGACTGATTCCATTTCCTTCAGAACCTTAATGCTTTCCTCAACGGCTTTTTTGCTTTCTTCCTGGGCATTAATAATGGTTCTGGTGTTTTTCACCCACTTGCCGGTTGCCTCATCATATACCACCGACCCAGCCTTAACCGCCTCGTTAAAGAGTTTCATGGCCAAGGGGCCTTCAAACCCCAGTTCTTTGAGTTTCGTGTTATATTTTTCAGCCCGGGAGTTGAGATATTCCTGCTGAACAGCGTTATCCTTCAGCAGCTTATTTACGCCATTCATTCCCGACAGGTCCCAACCAGACAGTCTATACACCACTTTATCCAGCCACTTGAATAACTCATAAGCCGCAAGCCCGGCTGCCACAGCCACTACGACAAACCCAGCCGGGCCCAGTGCCGCCACCGACATGCTACCCACGTTGGCAAGTATCCCGGGGAGTGCGGACAAGCTGCTGCCCAGCCCGGTGATTCCCGCGATCGCTGAGGCGAAAGACATATTTTTCAGAGTGTTAAACCCTGCAATAAGGGTTGGGAACATATACCCCGTCGTGCTGACTGCAGTGATTCCGTTAAGGGCGGAGGTTATAGCTAAAATGGTTGCCGGAGCCTGTATAAACGCAGTTGCCCCCAGCAATATTATCAGCTTATCGAAATGCTCTGCGAATAACTTTATGGCAGTTATACCCAGGGTGACACCCGAGGCTATTCCAGCCGCCCACTCCTTTACCTGAGCGCGTCCGACAGCCGTCTCCATTTCTTTGAGCATGCCCTTTAGGCTGTTTGTCAGTTCAACAACAATCACCGACAGCGCAGGTGTAAACATCTCCCCGAACTTTGCCTTTAAATCCTCCAGTGGACGGGCCATAGACGTAAGTTGCTTGCCGACTGTGCCCATAGACGCCTCGTATGTGCCTGCGATGGTCTTGCCGGCCTCCATAACAACATTTGTCCTGGCCTGAGTTTTCTCTTGCTCAGACAGATCAGCAGTGTTCTTATTCAACTGTTTTGCGAGGGAAGCATAAGAGGCCTCGAAGTTCACGTTTATGCCCATGGTTCTTAGCACTTCGATCTGGCCGCTCTGGATGCCATAGATCAGCCGTTGCATTGCCTCTGAGGAGTTGATGTTAGCAATAACAGCGGCATCCTGTGATATACGGGCAAGCTTTGTAGCCTGGGACATATCCATATGGGCCTGCATCATCTTGACCACGGCATCCTTTGACTGTAACGAGGTGATACCCATTTCTTTAATACTGGCCGCAAGATTATCGGTTTGTGTGGCTGATAGGTCAGCAGTTTTACCTACGGTATGCATTACTACGCTCATAGACTCTGATCTCGCCGCCAGCAGCGTTGATTCTGATATAAACGCAGTAACTTCACTCTTGAGTTTCCCAATGGCGCTGATGGCATATTCCACCGCCCGGGCACCCAACATGCCTTCAAAGAATGCGACAGCCTGTGATTTAGCCGAGCCACATGCGCTGCCAAAGGAAGACACCTCGGCAGCGGCACTTTTCGAATTTTCAGCAACCGCGCGAAAAACTTGCGTTGCACCCGCGTCCTCACCTATGGCTGTGATCTTTACTTCTGCCATGGCCTGATATATACTCTGACTATGGGTGCCATCCTGAAATTGGGCGTGTGTATTGTTGGAATATATGTTGCCTTGCATATTCTTGCACTTGGGTTCGTTGTTGTCATGGCTGCAATACCTCCCGGGTCAGTTGTCATTGCTATCGGCTCCCTGATTCTGTTCTTTTGCCTGCGCCAGTTCCTCTTTTATCACCGCCAGCATCTCTAAGTCCTCCGTTGTTGCTTCATACATCCTCAGCACCGTTGATGCATCAACCAGACCGTTCAGGCTGCCGATCCGCGCGTGTATCTCGATAATCCGCTGGCCTGTTTCATCGAGGGGCGGAATGAGGCACCCCTTGTCTGTTTCGCAGTCCGGGGTGACCTCATCAATCCTCCTGGCCTCATCGCAGGCCTCGCACGTCACACCAGGGTACTCTAATTTTGCCCTGATGTGACTACGGAGTTTTTTATTGTTGCAGCCTTTTCAGACCTTACCAGCTCGTCGAAATCACTACAGATATCGTTGATAAAGCGGCCGAAAGCTGACCACTTGGTCATAACAAAGTCAATGTTATCGGGAGTGCAGGGGAAAGGCTCTCCGTTCATTGTGAAGCCCTCCCAGTCGCGGACGCACGCCCGGCCCAACAGGATATCGGCCTTGACGTCGTCTATCTCCTCAACCTTCTGGTGATTTCTGTAGCCAACACTTGTCGCCTTTTTCCCGATTTTCTTCAGCTCCTCACGAGACACATATCTGATGAGGACCTGGCCATCCTCGCCGAACGGTACCCATGCCTCGAAACTGTCTTTCTGTAATCCCTGTAATTCCATGTACTGTCTCCTTTCTTGTATGCCGGAGGCCCCTGACAAGAAAGGAGTTTCTTGAGCCAGGGGCACGGCATGCTCTGTTAATATTCAGCAGGGCGCTTGAGTGCGCCCTTACAGTTAATTGCCTATCTGCAACGGATCGCCGCCATAGGTGTTTACCATCGTCATCCTGAACGGCATGGTCACGCCAGTCATTCCAGTCGGTGCCGACGCCGCGGCCAGAAGATTCAGATCCACCGGATGCTTCATCCTGCCTGCCTCGATCGGCAGATCCACGTTTGCATACATAGCGTTGGGACATTGGATCAGCAGACTCCGGCTGCCGGATCCCGTAAAGGTAAAATCCAGCTTCTTCGGCGTGTTGGCGTCCCAGTCAAGGAAATTTTGATTGCTGGTATACTTCGAAAACTCCAGCTTCATCTTTGCCTCGGGCAGGCCGTCGTTTGTCGGCTCGTCCACGTTGTTATACGAGGACCCCGAACCATAATCGCCCTTCATCTTCCGCTGGAAAGAAAGCTCCCAGGACTTCGGATTGATAATATCGCCGCTGCCGAGAGCTCCTCCGCTCTGGGTGTTCATCCTGATCACTCCCTGGGACATAAGCACCCTGTTTGCCGTCTCCCTGATCGTGACGGCAGCAAAGGTCACCAGTGTGTTTGTGGCTGAGTTTGTGACCTTGTCAAAGGCAATGCACTTGAACGTAATTGTATTTGCCTTGCCGATTTCGCCCTTGATGGTCATGCCGATCGGCTTCAGTGATGCCATCTCCTCGATGTTGACCTTGTTATTAATGCAGTAGGTCAAGAACAACCCGTCGATATTCGGGACAATGTCATACACGTGCGTTGTAAATGCGTTGCTGATTTCAAAGGTAGATGTTGCGTCCGGGGCTGTCCAGTTGCCGTCCGACGCATCAATCGTCAGTGTTGTGGCATCGTTGGAAAGTATTTTCCTGACCTGGCCGATCCCGGTGCCGGCCGTAATCTTTACAAACTTCTCGGCGTATGCATTTACCGCCCATCCTGCAGCAGCTTTAACCAGTGTTGAGGTGCTGCCGCCTGTCGCAGTGCCTGCAACCGGTGCCGTATAGGCGACGCTGGATGATCCCAATAACGATGCAATCCAGAGATCAACCCCGTCGTATCTGAGATACTGCTGACTATCGCCCTCGGCCTTGATTTCAGCCGGGTCAGAGCTGGTCGGAAAGTAGCTGCCCAACGAATCGTCCACCATGCTGGCACGGTCCTTTTTCACCGTTGCCGGTAGTATCAATATGCCATGCCCGGCACCAAGGACTTTCGGCGTGCCCCAGACCAGGCCCTTGCGTACTCCTGCTGATAATTCTGCTCCTATTGCTACGGTCATCTAGTTATCCCTCCTTTTCTTTTTGGTGTCCGCAGGGGAAGTCCCCTCCGGTACCGGTTCCTCTGTTTCGATTGGCTCACCGGGCCGCGCAAAGATTTTTGGATCGAACTGTCCTGCCTCGATCTCGTACCCTTCGCCTTTTTTTAGGTCCAGTCCGCTTTTGTCGCACCTGCCGTTAATCCTTGCCACTGCAATCATCCTTGCCATACAGCCTCCTTTTTGGTTTATAGATCCCTGGTCGCAGTTATCTTCGTGACCAGATGGTTTACGTCCCTGGTATAGCTGACGCTGTATTTCGCGACCAGCCCCGTCACCTTGTCATGCATCTGCGCATGTGTCCTGGAGTCGTACAGATACATGATTGAGGACATCTTCATGTTCTGGCCGTCATAGGTAAAGTCGTCCTCAACCTGATTTTCCTGGTTAAGTCCAAGGCCGCGCAGCAGCGTATCCTCAGACGCCGGGGAGGCGGGCAGCAGATCCGTCTTTGCCTTGATGGCGTTTATTGTGGTGCCCGTCGGCAGCGCGTCTACCGAGGCCTGTGACGCCGCTGTCATTGCCGCATTGTACGAGACCGAAAGCGAATACCCGCTTTTATCGGTAACGGAATTGACGGCGTACCCGGTTTTGTCGTTATTCGTCCCGACCGTGACCGGGCTGGTGACGCTGCCTACGCTGCCGGTGACGGACGCAACCGCCCCGCCGGCATAGGTTGACCGCGAGGTCACTGCCGCGTCTATCCTTGTTTCAAACGGTTCCCAGACGTACATCCAGTACCAGGTGTCGCTGCCCTTTGTGCAATAGCACCAGGCACGGTATTCGAGCGTGGAGTCAAGGGTCCCCGTGTACGAATAGACATATTCGGACTTCCCGTGCGCCGACGGGTCCGCGATCTCGGTCATTGCGCCGGTACCCAGAGTCAGCACTGTTGTAGGCGTAACCCCGCTGAGGCTCACGACATTCACCCCGCAGGAGGCACCTGACGCCACGCCAGGGCAGCTGATCAGTTTTGCTGCCTCCCCGCTGCGCAAGTCCGCAAACTGGCAAGCAATCAGACACAGTGCGATGAGAATCAGCCGCCTCACTGTATCACCACCGCGCCCTTTATAGTTACGGTACCGTCCGCTGCGATTGAGGCCACAACATCCCCCGAGCTGTTCTTGATCTGCAGTTTTACCGTTGATGCCGCCTCGGTCGGGCCCTGATTTATCGTGAGAACGGCCCCGTCAGTAGAGGTCTGCAACTTATACAGGATCTCGCCCTGGGTATCTGTCTGGACGCTTTCAATTCCTGCGATGGCAATAGAGCAGACGGCTGCCAGGATCAGAGCGACAAGCAAAACTTTTAATCTCATTTGAGGCCCCCTGTTTTGGTTGTTGCAAAGGTTTTAAAGCGCACGAAGGTGGACGCACCGCTTGTTATCGTCGACACCGGAAAAGAGTTCCGCACAGGCATGACACCGGCATAGTAATTCAGCCATGCAGGCTGCGTGGGCTGGCTATCAGCAAAAGCAACTCCGGTCATCAGAATCAAAAAAATCAGGGTCACAAGTTTCTTCACGGCGATCATCCTCCCGCGTATTGACAATCAAAGTTGGTTTGAAATTCGACACCGTAAACGGCCCGGCTGTCGTCTATGTACACAAGGCTGACGCGTGTCAGTGTTAGTTTCTCTATTTCAAGCCCCAAGGTTCTGTTCGTGAGAACCTGCAGGATATCCTTTACGATTTTATATGCGTCTTTTTTTGCATCATCCCGAGACCGCGCATTTTCAGCCGCCGCGAGGATCCGGAACTGGGGCTGGAAGTTATAGTTAAGCTCATCCTGTTTTTCAGCGGGCATATCCCCCAGGATGGCAAACACTGCAGGGAAACTCACGGCCATTCTCTGCAGGTCCTCCTCGGAAAATCCCTGGCCGGCATAGTGCTCACACGTGGCGATGTATGTCATATCGGGCGCGCCCTGGAGGGTCGGGGTCTGCAGTTCCTCAAGAATCTTGTTTTCAACGTCTTCGAAGTCCATGCCATCTCCTCCTTAATTTACCCCTGCCAGCGCGAACACCAGCAGGATGCAACCCATTGCTACCGTGAACAGCACTGCGTAATAGACCACTATTTTCAGCCCGCCCTCCCAGTTAGGGAAATCTATATGCATAGGGCCTCCTTTATGAAAACGTGTAGTACCTGTCGATCTTTTTGATCGTTGTCAGGAATGGAACTTCGGCCTGGTACCTGTGTATTTGGTCCGACAGGATGACTGAGCCGGTAAAAAGGATATACGTGCGGCCGTCGACCTGGAATTGCAGGGTCAGGCACTGGGCCTTATCGTCCTGCTTTTCCTGTTTGAATCGACTGGTGCGGATCTTCAGGCCGGTTATTAATATCTCCCGGTTCAGTACATCGTCTATGCGCATCTTAGCGCCATCGAGCGGCAGATTCTCTTTGTCGGCAAAGTCGCTGAAGCGCTTGACGTTATCCACGGCAGGCCTCCAGCGTCTGGTCGATATCAAGGGACAATGCCAGGTTATGGGTGTTCGCCCACTTCAGCCAGCCCTTCATGGCTGCTACTGATGATCGCACCTGGTCGGCTGACAGACGGCCCGCGGCCAGGAGATACGGCAGCATCTTCAGTCGTCGCTTCATGCGGATCGCGGTGCTCTTGCGCAGCAACAGATAGCCGTGAAAGTGCTTGTACCCGAGGAAGTCCAGTCCCTGGGAAACAGGGAACAGCTCGCACTTGCTGAGGGTAAACTTCAAGTGAACAGCCAGATATTCTTTGATTGCAATCGCTTTTTCGCGCAGCCAGCGTTTGTCGTTATGGAAGAGTACAAAGTCGTCGCAGTAGCGGATGTAATTCCGAACCTTATGCTGGTGCTTCAGGTACTGGTCCAGCTCGTTCATATAGAGATTCCCGAACCACTGGCTGGTATAGTTGCCGATCGGCACGTTCTTGCCGTCCTGGACGCTGTAGATGATGTCTTCAAGCAGTCTTAACGTCTCAGGGCATTTAATCTTGCGCTTGACGATGGCGAACAGCACGTCATGATCCACCGAGGGGTAAAACTTGGATATATCGCACTTCAAGACGTATTTGTTCGAGCGCAGGAACTCCATGGCTCGGCGGCTGCCGGCGTGGATCCCTTTGCCCTTGATGCAGGCGTATGAATCAGCTATGAACAGCCTGCTCCAGATCGGCTCCAGCACATTCATGATGGCGTGCTGCACTATCCGGTCAGGGGCGAACGGCAGGATAAAGATCGTGCGCTTTTTTGGCTCGGTTATCTCTTTGGTCCTATACGGTGATGTATGGAACTGGCCGGAGAGCAGTGTTTGCTGTATGGCCTGCAGATTGTCCTCGACGTTTAAGGCAAAGGCCTTGATATCGCGCTGCCAGTTTTTCCCCTTGCTGGCGTTGCGATAGGCCAGACGGAGGTTATCCATGCTGGTGATCTGTTCAAAGAGGTTGCCGTGTCTTTTCATGATAATTGAGGCAGGTGACGTTCGCCGGGGCTACTGACCACCTGCCTCCTCCGTAATGCATTCTGCCTTTCGGCAAGGCCAACAGATCCAGCCAGGAGTTTAACTCGACACCCTGTATCCGCAGCGAAGCGCCTGCCGATATTCGTATTCGTATTCCAGCGATAGTTATTCGCATTCCGGCCACGGGAACCGCAATTCGTCCCGTTATTCCAATTTAAGCCGGCAAGCAGCCCCTGATCTGTCAGCCCAAACAAAAGCGCTGCGCGCCCCGTTTTCTTTTTCCGCGCCCGTGCCACGTTATACTGGCTCCGCAGCGAAGCGCCCGCCGATATCCGTAGTCGCAGCCCAGCGATAGCTATTCGCAGTCCGGCCACGGGAACCGCAATTCGTCCCGCTAGCCCAATATAAGCCGGCAAGCAGCTTCACATCACCGTTTGTGCCCTGCCTGTATATAGAGCCTTTAGCCCCCGGAAGGTCATAATATGCAAAACCCTGGCTGTTAAGAGCGAGGTCCAGAGACTGATCAACGCCGCTTGCGTTATTGGCCTCGAGGCGGTTATCAGCTCCGTCATCGTAATACAGAGCTACGCCCAGGCTGTTCGCTGTGGCGGAATGCTTGACCTGCAGCATATAGGCGGGGTTATTAGTCAGGATAAAAACGTCCTTTGCAAATGCGGTGTTATTAACCAGCAGTCGTGCAGGCTGTGTGGCGTCGTCGTCGAAATACACGGGCAGTCCGCCCGTGGCAGCTGCGGCATCGTGCTTGATGTTGACCTTGTAGTTTGCGGGACCCACGAACTTATCGGCAGTCGCAGCGGCCATGTTGCAGCAGAGGTATGGCACCGCGCCGTCCCACTTCATATATATCGGATTGCCCCCGGGTACTGCAGCGCGGGTTACGGTAAAGGTGAGTGCTGCCGCCTGGACTGATCCATCAGGATCGCAGCGGAAGCCCTGCTCGTCCAGCCACTGGTGCATGGCTCCGCAGGCATCCTCCACACCGAAATTGCTGATCATGCGACGACTGGCAGTGTCTACATGCCCGCCGGTGGTGACGGGATCAGCGCTGCCGAAAATGTTGGTCTCCTCGTTCGACCCTGCAGCCATCCGCTGGAATTCATAGTCACGGAGGAGACGTTTTTTGACGGCAGCCCCATCGTCCACAAAACTCATCCAATCGCGGGTGTCGCTGATTGTGGCGTTGAATACTGAGGCTGTGGCGGCTCCGGTGCCGGATGCAAGGTATATATCTACCCATTTGCCGATTTCATCGACATAGACCATACCAGCAGGAGTTGCCTCACGAGGCTTGTGTTTGAGATCCCAGATAGAGGCGGGGAGAATATCGCCGGTGAGGAAACCGGTCAGTGTATGCCCGGCGATCGTACCGACTGACAGGCATAAGCAGTGGAAGCCGGCAATCTTGCGGGAGGTGCTGGCCGTGTAGCCTGCGGGGGCGGTGCTATTTGCCGAAATGAGGATCTTCGGAGCTGCGCCTGTCTGCTGACAGGCGTAGATATAAAAGTCCTTGCCGGCCCGCGTTGCGGCTACCGTGTAGTCCACAGCAATCGAATCCCAGTTGGCGGCGAGTGACAGATCAAGGGTCTGTTGAGATTCCAGGACAAAACCCCGTTCGGCTATGTTTACGGTCAGGCGGTTAGGGCTTAATGCCGAATATCTGTCGGCTGCGACAGCAGATCCCTTTAGACTCCACTTCTCGGACCGTTCGTAATGCGCAGGCAGCGCCGCTACCAGCGCGGCAAATGACTGCCCGCCATCAGCTTTGTGCCATCCTGACTTTTCGCCGGCCATGTCAGTTGCACCTCAGCTTGATGCTCGCAACAGTGCCCGAGGTGATCGTGCTGGTCACATATATTCGGGAGCTGTTGCCCGCGAACTCGTATTTCAGCGTCTCAGCCGTGGCCGATGCGATTCCGACTCCGTCGATCTGGGAGACGACCTGCCCGTCGTCGTTGATTGTGAAGGTAATACTGACGGTCGCGCCGGAGGTGGTGAGGATAAGCGCCTTCGGCCCGGTACAGTACTGCACGTTCACAGCTGTATCGCTGGCCCCGGTAACTGTCTGACTGGTGGCCAGAGTCCATTCATATGCCGTGCCTTTGCCCGCTGGGTTTACGTCCCTGGGCTCGACATCAGCAGCAAAAGCTGCAGACGCCGTAAGTATCAAAGCCAAAATTATCAGCTGTATTGTCTTCATTAAAAGCCCTCCATTTTCTCCCGGGTGAAAGCCCGGTCTGATTCTTCTTTGTTCGTCTCTGCGCCGCCTTCGGTAGGCGCTGCCGGCGCGGGATCCACGCCGAGTGTCTTGAGGCCCTTGGCGATGTCCTTCAACTGGCTAATCGCTTTGTCATAGCGTTTTTCGATCTCCTCAGGCACCATACGGCGCTTGTAGAGGTTGTATATCCAGATCTCCAGCGACAGGCGTTTGACCTCGGCCGGAGGCGTTGCAAACGGCACGGAATAAAGCTTCCCGCAGTAGCTGTCCACCTCGACGTCGGCATTCTCGCCGCATTCGGTTGCGCGGGGCTCGTTGAGCGTGCCGAGCTTTTCATCATCCGTGAGCTGGATGATCTTCGTCTCTGGCAGCTGCCCTTTTAATTCGTTAATGGTGTTGTACATAGTCCTTTGACCACCTCCCCCTCCCCCGGGGTTGCCCAGAGGAGGGGGTATTGGGGTTATTTCTTGCCTTCGTTGCCTTCAGGATCCTTCGGCTTCGCAGCCGACATTTCGACTACCACAAGGTTTTTCTCTGTCTTCAGGACATTGAGCTCAGACGCGGTGACATCGATGTCCTGGGCCTCGCGGGTGAACTGCCTGCCGAGCCTGCGAAAGCCCCTCTCGGGCGTTGCGCTCACTCTGACTTTTAATTTCGGTTCTTCTTTTGCCATACCTTTTCTCCTTTCTTCGATCTGTTTCCGTTTAGGGGCACGACGCGTCGTGCCCCTACGTTGTTTCGTTATTAATTAGGGCAGCCAGGGCACGATGACCAGCTCCGCCGTGTTTCTCCAGGTGTTTGTGGCTCCGTTTGCCAGCCTCTCATCAATGAGGACGGCCCTTGCTTCAGCCTCTTTCGACTGACCACAGACCAGGTGAGTGCCCATGATGCCGAGGGGCTGCTCAGACATATCTTTTTTGTACGACCCGAGTGCTGCCCTGGCTGCGGAATAGTTTGTCGTGTTCAGGGTATCCTTCGAGGCGAATGCCAGCTGCCAGAGGCCAAAGCCCGCGGCATTTCTACAGTCCCAGCCGTAGATGTATTTTTTCTTGTAGAAGACATTCGCATCGTCGGGCTTGTCGAGGGCGGTGAACCTCAGCGGCTTTCTGTCCTGAAAAACAAGCGGCTTGATCGGACGGGAGAGGTCCATCAGGAACCAGGGGGCACCTGCGCCACCGCCGAAGTTGCTGACAGAGGTGATCGATCCGTCCGTCCTTGTCCAGGGGTGATCCGTATCGAAAAAGAACTGGCCGTCAAAGCAGACGGTATCGAAGCCCGCCAGAAGCAGGCTAAAGATCAGCTCGTCGGGCTGTTTTGCGCAACTGTCGCCGCCCATGGCTATAATCGGTGAATACAAGCCAATCTTCTCGTCTTCGATCTCCTCTTCATCCAGATCGATCGTGAGTTCGAACGGTTTGTTCTTTATGCGGTAATCGGAAGCAGCCAGGTTCGCGATCACCCTGTCCCCGATCCACTCCCTCATTTTCGGGAACGCAGACAGCCATGCATAAACCTCTTCAGCCGTCATGGACGGCACGCGCATTGCGACCGTAGGCCAGTAGGTCTTGACCCCCGCAAAGGCCTGGTTAAACAGAGTCTGGAAGCTCTGCCTTATTGCGGCCGATACGGCGGGGGTGATCAAGATCGCCCCCGCAAACATCGGCATAAATGTCCCGGCCCCCTTATCCGCTGCAGGCCCGATCAGATACAATCCGAAGAGGGCGGCGAAGAACATCCCGCTCCAGATCCCTAATACTTTCAAAATTCTTTTCATTGATTCCTCCTTATGGAATGTTTTTATTTAATTACGGGGTTGCTTCAGCCCAAATACCGGCCGAGCCGTTTATGTACCAGCCATCAACTCCGTCGCCTTCGAGAATTACGTAATCTCCGCGCACAGCCGTGGCCTTTGTGTTAAGCAGATGTTCGGCATCAGCCCCGGCGATGGTGAGTCGGGTGCCGTTGGCGATCCTGGTCTCTCCGAGGATCTTATCCGCTGCAGCCGGTACGATCTCAACGATGTTGTTGCCGCTTGCCCCGGTATTGACAACCTTGAACTTGCAGCCCGCAACAGTAGACGGCAGGGTGATCGTCTTTGCGTCAGTCCCTATACCGATTATCTTTCCGCAGTCGGCCGAGGTCAGGACCGTGTTATCCGTGACGATGGTGAAGGTCGTCGGCGCAAGCTTTGCCGTGGTCACGTTGGCATCTGCTATTTTTGCCGTAGTCACGTTGGCGTTAAGGATTTTAGCCGTAGTCACAGCATCGCTTGCGATATCTGCGGCCACAATCGTGCCGTCTACAATGTCCGCCGAGACAACCGTTCCGGGGTGTGAGAAATGCAGGAATTCCACCCAGACGCCGGAGCTATCTATCCCAAAGATACGTCCTGCCTCGGATCTTGTTCCTCCGCCGTTTGTCAGTGCAACAGTGGCGTCGTCCACGATGTAGCAGATTTTCCCGATGTCGTCGTTTGCGATCGCATCAGCGTTTGCAGAGTTCGAAAAGCGGAAGATTCCCCTGCTGATTCTGATGTTAAGGTCCCCGTTCTGGCCGAGGGTATTGTCTACCGTTGCATCAGCCCGACCCAGTCCGACGAGGGTTGTGGCCGTGGCTCCGGGGGTTGCGTACCCGCTGCTATTAACTGCGACGAGCGCGCCTTTGTAAATCTTGACGCCGGTAGCTACTCCCAGTTCAAACACTTCGCCGGACCGACTCACAGTGCTGCGTTCGGAGCTGAGAGCCGCAAATGCCGGCTGGTCTAAGAATCCACAGAAGAGGCAGATAAGCAATGCCAGGGCAGCTCCTACTCCTACAGCCTTGACACCGAACTTCTTATGCGTTTCTGCATCGATACCCATCATCTTATTCACCTGCGTCTGTGTGGCGTCCATCACAGCCTGCTCCCCGCTGGGGACTTCCGCACCGGTGACTGCACCAGTTACGACTACAGCCGGAGCCTTTGCCACAAAGACCTTGAACCCTTCGAGGTCCTTCTTTGCGTATTCCAGCGCCCAGTCCTTCTGCGCCGGGGTGACTTTGCCGTCTGATATGGCCTTGTTGACCATCGTTACAACGTCACCTTCTTCCTTGGTCTTGAGCTGATCCGTCAGCTTGTTCACCTGGGTGGTGAGTGTCTCGATCACGGTTGTGGCCTGTTTGCTGGCCATGATCGTGCCGACGATTGCACTCTCCGTTGCACTGTCATCCAGTCCCAGCGCAGTGAGCACCGCCTTGTTTGCTACGACGGTTGTACCGGCGTCAGCCTTTCCCTTCAGTGCGTTGATTGCTATAACGCCCTGATCTTCGGTCGTGTCTTCCGACAGACCGAGTGCTGCAAAAATCTTTTTCATACTTGCCTCCTTTGTTGTTATTACTGCGGGGACCAGCCCCGTGCCTATCCCTTTGTTTATAAGCGGCACCATGCCGTCGATATTGGGCTTGTTTGTCAAAGCCACATTGAAAAGCTTCACGACCTTGTTGTCAGAAACGCGCTTCAAAAAAACCGGAGATACATACCGGTATTCCTTGTTCGCGATATATTGCCGGGCCTTTTCAGTCCATTCGACCGACGCCCAGATTCCATCCGTCCCTTTGTTGATGAGTTTCTTAATCCAGCCAGAGGCCGGGGCCTCCACAGGGGGTTCCTCCAGTGTCTGATGTTCGTAATCCATGCCCATATCGTTGGCCTCGCCTTCAAACGCAGCGATAACACTTGCCGCCGACTCCTCATCGCAGAGGAAGTCCCCCTTCGGCGTATGGTGAAAGCCTGCCGGGATGACCTGTATTTCTGCAGGTACGACTCCGGAGAGATCCTTACAGACCAGCCGAACGAGTTGTTCCAGGGGAGGTCTTTCAGCACCGCAGACCAGGATCTTTGTGCCTTTCATATTCACCATCCTTTTGCCTTTAGAAAGTTTGAGACGCCCTTGTCAAATTCTCGCTGCGGGTTTGTATCCAGAAGGGCGAGATCGAAAAACGGCCGCCCCTTAAAGCCTTTGACTGATCTGCGCACCCCAATGCCTGGGATATTCAACGCCTTCTTTGTCTTCGGCACGATTCTGGCCTTATTCGGCCCATAAAGCCCTGTGCCGTCATGGACATACGATGCATAATCAACCCCGGCCTTGCTCTTAGCAGAGGCCCTGATGGTCCCGACATTGGCGATTACAAAGCTCGATATGCCGTTGATGAGATTCGACGTCCGTACATGGGCCTTCTCACCCTTGACCGCTTTGGCCTCAAGCGTCTCGACCAGATTGATCATGCCTGCGTGAACTGCTCCGTCCACGTCATTGACCATGGCCTTTGCAAGCTTTTCAAGCGCCGGATAGACTGATATCTTGATCATAGTTGTTTAATCACCCGGCCCCTGCAATGAGGATGATATGGCGGCAGCGCACCTGCGGCAACAAGCTTGTCCATGTTCTCGATCGTCGGCTGATTATCCGGCTCGGCAAACTGAGCCTGGTATTCCTCAGGGCTCATAGCCATATGCTCCTGCATGCGGTTGTAGGCGTTGGCTACGCTGATTATCTTGCCATCCATTGCTGCGCAGAAGGCGCAGTCGCGTGTCGGTTCGACAACTTCCAGCGTGGTTATCCCGCCGGCCTGCAGCTGTGAGATATGCGCCCAGTTGCGTGTACGCTGGACCGCAGTATCAGCGATCCTCCGGATCTGGTAGTCCTGGAGATCTCCGAGCTTCTGGTCGAAGAGGTCCCTGAATGCCTGGACACTGGAATCAGACTGAGACCGAAAAAGACCTTCCCCGTTTTCCAGGTATTGCTGATTCAAGAAATTCTTGATTGTGGCGACAGAATCAGGATTTTGCACGAACTTTGAAGCATAGAAGTGATCCAGTTCAGAGAGAAACTGCATCGCCCTGATATCAGGCCCGCCAAAGGTCGCCTGTACGCCCTGGAGTATATCCGTCAACCGGTAGAACCCATAGATCTCCGCCGTAGCATCAATGATTGCCTTTTTATCCACGTTTGCGAACGACGGGCCGAGGATGTTCTGGATCTGAGATACAAAGTCTTCCACAGGAGGACGCGCATCCAGGCCTTTAAGCCATGCCTCTATCTCTGCCAGGGCCGCTGCCCTGGTGCCCTTCAGCGACGGTGCCAGGGCGTCCATATATTTTTCTATCCAGACGTCATCGGCAGAAGGTGAGCCTGCGTTGATCATAACGGTGTGCTTGTCATTATGGTCAGCACCGCAGATACACTTATTGCTCATTCCGATTTGTCCGGGATCTTTCTTTGCCGGCGGAATCTCCCCAGAGTTTGCAGGGGTTGCCGTTTGTGTAGCAATGACCGTCTCTTCCCCGGGCTCCGGCTCGGGCAGGCCGAACCGCTCCTGGATATGCTTGACGCCGATGCCCTTATAGTTAACATCCTTCACGAGGATGCCATAAACCTTCGCTATTTTTTCAAGGTCCTCATCGGCCTTATAGTGCAGCTTGAATTTCGGGACCCCTTTGTCCGGACCGAAGTTGAAGGAAGCCCAGGGAGCCAGCAACTGGGACTTGATCAGCCGCTCGGTAGACTTACCGTCGAACTCCAGGAGATCCTGCCGGACGTCCTTCGCCTCATCCTCGCCGCCGAGCTTCCCAGGTGTACTGTCGCTGCTGCCGGTATGGCCGAGGACAGCCTTCGACATACCTCGTTCGCAGTACTCCGCCAGGTCCTTAAATGCCGAGGTCTCGCCCCGCCCTTTGGATTCCAGGATCTCGATGATCGTGGAGTCTGACATGACGGCAGCAGCATCGACAGCCAGGTTGAAGACCGCCTTTTTGAGTGTGGAGATATCCTGTTTCGAGGCTCCGGCAGGATATTTGCCGATTCTCATCGGCACGGAATACAGTTCCGCAAACGTAAGCCACGCCTTGATATCGAAGTTTTTAAACAGGTACATATACGCGCAGGGCCTGCAGAGGCCTCCACGGGATGCGGCCCCTGAGCGGGCCTTATACCGGTGATAGATAAATTTATTAGGGAGCAGCTCCTCGCCGTAAATCTGGGCCTCGTCCGTGATCAGCCGGGGCACCTGCAGCAGCGGGTTGATCGTCATGCCGTTGATCGTTGTCGGCGGGCCGGTGAAGGTGAAGCGCTTCTGATGGATCCAGTTGAGCTTCTTGGCCCAGACCTGCCCCTCTGAGATGTCCCATATAATCTCCTGTACGGCAAAGCCCTTGCCGATGGCATCCAGAGTGTCCAGGAGCGAATCCTCCCAGCCGTCGATATACTCAAGCATTTCCTGTGCCGCAACGGCGGTCTTCTTATCCTCCGCTGAATTCGATGCCGGCAGGATCTCGTAGTCGAGCCCGACGATAGCCAGCTTCCGGGTCTGGAGGATCCCGCCGAGGTGGAGGTCCTTCTCTTCCATCTCCGCGAAGAGTTCTGACTGACGATAGACGTCGCCCTGGTCAGCCTCTTTGAGGATGGTGGCCAGACGCTCAGGAGTGAGTCCCTGAGACGGGTATGAATTGTACCGATCGCGGATCGAGGAGACGACAATCTCGTCGGTTATCGGCTTATTTGTTTTGATATCCCTGCCGTACTGGTCGAGGAGGGTCATTGAATGCCTCCTGAATTACCCCTGAAAGCGTTTATGAACGGGGTACAATCGATTTGCGGGCCTATCCCTGCAGTGCAGGGGGGCAAAAGGTGCCGGTTTGCAATCCTGGGGCATTTTCCCGATCTGGGGTTTTTCATTACCATGCCCCTTTTTGTGCCAGGATCGAAGTACCTCTGGAGGCTCCGTGTCTGTCATCGTCATCCCCGCCTCGTCCACCGAATGCGTCACGGGTACCAACGGTCTCGTATTCGATTTTCCCGATCCCTTTTTCCAGCAGGCCCAGCAGCATCTCCAGCGCGTCGGGTCCGTCGTCATGTGTGCCGCGGCCCTTTGGTCTGTAGTAAAGGAGCTGACGCTTCAGCTCAGTCATATTCTTTTTAAAGCGGATCCACCCGTTTTTGATCCAAGGCTGCAGCCGGATGATCCTGAGGTCTTTGTCCGTGTTCGGCAGAAACTCATCGATATTGATCGTCTGACCCTTCTGATGCGCCAGCTGCTCGAACTGCCGCGCGAAGAACTCCTGGAACTGGACCGTCTCCATGCGGAGCTTATCGAAGCGATCGCGCTCGTGATAGAGGAGCAGATCTGCCATAATCCTGTCGGGCTGACGCTTTTCGATATCGGCGATATCGAGATAGACGATATGCTCCTTCATGCGGCCGCCGAGGATTGCCGAGGGGTCATTGCGTTTGTTGCGTTTGCCCAGGGAAGGATCGCAGGCACCTCCGTGCATACAGCCGGCGAGATCCACGTCACCATCTTCATAGTCCACGAACCACTCTTCAAGAAAGACCTGGTCTTCAGGATTGAGCGGCTCGTTCTGCTTTTCGCTGTCGAACGCGGCCGGACCGTCCGTAACCCTCATCTTCATGAGGTAGTAATAGTCTTCCTGTTCCGGCCAGAGGACTTCGGTACCGGCGAGCATCGCTTCTTTGTTGGATAGGAAGAATGCATCAGCCAGGCGTTCGGCCTCATCCTTGCCGACTGAGATGTCCTTAAAGATCTCTTCCCACTGCTCCCAGAGCTTCGATGGGGAAAATTTTAAGACCGCTTTGAATTTGTGTCCCTTCCAGCCCGGACGCAGCAGGAGATCCGACAGCAGGGCCTCGGCATGCAGGATCGTGCCGACGACGATATAGACGGTATACTTCGCGCCGATCTTCATGAGAGCCTTGAAAAACCAGTTGCTCAGCTTCTTTCGCTGATCAGGTGATTCGACCGACTCGTCGTTCTCGAGGTCGTCGCCGATGACCAGGTCAGGACGCCGGCTGCCGTGCCTGAGGCCTCTGAGCTTCATGCCTGAGCCCACGCCCTGCATCTTCACGCCGTTGCGAGTTACGATGGTGTCTGACTGCCAGACCGGGCCTTCGCCGAAAATAGCAGGGAAGTCCTGCTTCAGCCGCTCGTTGCTTTCGAGCTCGAGCTTGATCGCCTGGATGAAGCTTTCAGCCTGGGATAGTGTCTCTGACACCGGCAGGATATAACGGCGCTTTTTAAATACTGCACACCACAGCGGCAGCACAAACGTACCCCAGGTTGATTTCGCATTGCCTCGAGGCGCTGCGTTTGCCTCTTTGTCCCCCTCTCCCGTTTCGATCGCGTTGTTGATCATCTCCGGGTACCGCTTGCAGAAATAATCGTGGAGCTTCGAGCTGGGAGAACTGATGTAGTGAGGGAAGTACGTCCGACCGAAAAACTCCATATCCTTTTCGGCCCGGGCGATCCTGGCCTTCTGTGCCTTCTTATCGTCAGGGAAGGGCTGCGCAGATGACTGGATGATGGCCCTGAGGGCCTCCATCTCTTTGTTGAATTTCTTCTCGCTTAATTTAAGCGGCATACTTCTCCCGGGCAAAGGCCATGAAGTCGTCGAAGTTCCTCTCGAGGAGGGGAACAACTTCGGGATCGTTCTTGCTGTAGAAATTCACGAGGTCTTTCATGAAATCGATGAAGAGTGACGTTTTGAAAGATGCGGTCTTTGTGCGGATCTCGAAGATCGTCTTGATTACTCCGGCATAGGCATACTGAGCCTGGTGATCGGGAACAGACAGAGTCTCGAAATAGGCCTCGTATTTATCCTTTTGCTTAATGAGGGCATTCATCATCTGATCTTCAAAGGAGATCTGACAGTCTTTTGTCTTCTGGCGCTCTGCGTCCACCTTCACCCGCCGGTCCTCGAAATTGAACTTCTCACGCCACTCATTAAAGGAGGGCTTGCTGAGTTTCAGCCCGGCCTTATCCATCGCCCGCAGTGTAGCTTCGACGTTGCCGCCCTGTTCGCAGTAGATGCGGAAGGCGAGCTCGCGGTTTTCGGCGATGAAAGACTTGCCTTTCACAGGACCTCGTCGATTCCGTTTTCGTGAATATGGCCGTCGATCAGGTCCCACCCTGAAGCGGTGAGGCAGGCAAACGCAACCTGGAATCCATAGCCCTTGCGCTTGTCAATCCGCACATATCCCTTCTCGGAGAGATACGTCAGATGCGCAACAAGCTGGTCATCGAGCATCGGGTACCCCAGGTTGTCGAGCGAGAACAATAGAACCTTCATATCCAGCGCCCCCGGATAGTTGGTTTTCAACAGCTCCAGTATGGCGATCCTGATACGTTTATTTTTCTCGCTGTTAAGGCTTCTCATTCTTGCGCCTTCTCCTTCTCCCCTGAAAGTTGTGGATCGGTTGCTCTGCGTCCGCAATGGGATGTGTCGTTCATCCGCTCGTGATGTTCGCGCTCAATCTGGTCGAACGCCTGACTGCGCTGTGCGATGTACTTCAGCAGCACGAGCATCTCGCGGTGCTCGCCATTATCCTTCTCGACCGATTCCTTGATGCTCAGTGTCAGGGTCTCCATCGCAGTGGCCTGCCTGGCGAGTGCATCGGCCACCTTATCGCCCAGCTTGCTGAGCAGGCTCGTAACCAGCCGGTAGGTCAGAACTATGATCAGCGCGGCGATCAGGCCTCCCGCCCCAGCATTTACCGCCGCTATGATCAGTTTCTCTTCCATGTCGAATCCCTAGAACGTTGCCCGTATGATCGAGACGATAAACCCCGCATCGATCTTACCGGTCCGGAAGTCGTAGAGGGGCATGATGCCGAATGCGGGATTGATCACGCCTGCCGTCCATTGTCCGCCGAGCCGCGTCACGAGCTTCGGAATATTTAACATGGGCCCCGCGCCGATAAAGACGGCCCCGGAGTTTGTCTCTGTCTTCTGAGGCGCAACGGCCTCGATCCGAAGGGTCAACAGTCCGTCGTACATCTTCGCGATGTCCGTACCGACGCCTACGGCAAGGGCCTTGCCCCTGATCAGATACGCAGTATCGCCCTGGAGGTTTATGCCTGAGAGCTGCAGCGCGTCGTCAGGGGTTGCTGGAGGAGCGTCTGCGGCTAAAACCGGAATGCTCATCACCATTACTGCCAGAACTGCGAATAACATGAGAAATTTTTTCATTTGATCTCCTTGTCTGAATCCCAGATTAAGATAGTGGAGCCACGCTCCATGGTTTTATAGATGCCGGTCGGGCTGATATACGGCCTGCCGAGTCCGGCCAGATCGTCAAGCCTTGCGCCGATACGATTTTCAACGTCAGATTGATAAACGAGCTCGGAGCAATACAGGGTTTTAACGCCAAGATCAAATAGGTAATCGTAGTGACAGTCCGCAAACGTCAGGCAGTTGCCTATAACCGTTTTCAGGTAGGCATCGTCCCAGGCGGGGCAGCGCAGGATGACAACCCGGTCCGCCTCTTTGCATATGTCGAAAAAGGTGGACCTGGTGAAATCTGTGTGGGTCATCTCCGCAACGTCGAAATCAGTGCCTTTGTCGATGCAGAGAGCCGCGTGAGAAAATTCCCCGGGGATCAGCAGCGTCGTCAACTTTTTCCTGTCCAGGGCAAGGAGTATATCTCCCGTCCGCAGCAGCTCATAACCCCGGCGATACTTCCAGCCGCGCATTGAGGTGTAGTAAGTCGTAAAGCGGACATACGGAATTACGCGCCTCAGCAGCCACGTGTAGAACTGTGTCTGCATCAGCCAGAGGATCAATCTGCGACGAATAAGATTAAGCAACCTGCTTCCCCTTGACTGCATTGATGAGCTTGGCAACAACGCCGTAGACCGAGAGCGCTGCACCGTATACTGTGCCGGCGACCGCCGCGATCTGAGTGACGCCGTCCGTCAGGATTGTCATGTCAGATGCATTGACGGTCACACCGGAGCCGATCGCAAGCGCACCTGACGCCAAGGCGAGGACTGCACCGATAAAGGTCCTCTGCAGATAGAGCGGCCTCTTTGCCAGGCCTGCAGCTTTGACCTCGGCGGATACGTTTTGAAATAAACCAGCTAAGGGCAAATACTTCAGTAATTTAAGCATCAGATTCCTCCTTTTTTGGCTTTAAAGAGAACTGGTTTCCAAAAGGCATAATAGAGCGAGGCGTGCCCGTACTCGACAGCCTCATCATATGCCGCGTCGATCTCCCATCCATTGACGCGCGTGCGATACTCCGCCACGGCGAAACCGGTGCGGTCCTTACCTCGCCGGCAATGGATGAACGTCTTAACACCGGGATCGCTGATGATGTCGGCGACAATATTCCTCAGCGTCTCGGACCCGGGACGTATGAACGGAGATTCAGAAAGCGGATAGTGATGGAAGATTAAGCCGTGCGCCTCAGCGTACTGTTTTTCGGCCTCGACAAATTCGTTTTGTTCTTCCAGATTGAGGATCTTATCGAACTGTAAGAGTTGTGAAAGGTCGGACTGCCGACTGCCGCGCCACAGATTACCGTCAACGTGTGCGATATAATCACTGGAGCTGACGGAAGCGCAGGCGCTGAGGATAAGCAACAGCATCGTGAGCAGTGCTTTTTTCATGCGGTTGTTCCTTTGTAATCAGTCCAGATCTTCTCGACGTAAGCCACCGTCTGTTTCTCTTCAGGATCGTGACCTTTGACCAGGCAGCGTTTGTCACCCAGGGCGACGGCAACGCTCTCCCAGGTGATCGGTATGTTGTCTGCAACGCAGATATTTATCGCTTTGAATACATAGCCCATCCCGCAGTTGTAAGAGGCGAGTGCCAACTTCCAGTAATCGTCCTGTGTTGCTGACTTCGATAATTCGGTAAACTCTTTCGGCAGACACACAACCTGACGGAAGCAGGCCATACGCAGACGCTTTAGGTACTTCGCCCCTGCGTCGAGGTTTTTGTCGGGCTCGAAGATATAGTTATTCGCATCGGCGTCTTTACCCGTGAGTTCTCTCCACGTCGGCGGCATGATCTGCAGCAGCCCGCGTGCGCCGCACTTGCTGACGGCAAGGGGATCGAAGGATGACTCCTGTTTGACCTGGGAATAAAGCAGCTCATACGGGATGACGTGCTTTGCAGCAGCGGCAATGATGAGAGCGTCAATTTCGGGTGTCGGGCGGCGGCTAGGCATTAATAACCCCTAGCCGCCCTTGGGTGCTGCCTACTGAATGGGGAGGGTTTTTAGAGAAAGAGTGGCAGGCCCGGAGGGAGGTGAAGCCCTGGGCCTGCCGTGGCGCAGCGAGCGCATATGAAATATCTATGGATGTGATAAGCATGCATAGAGACTACAGGGTGAGGGGCGCAGCAAACGAGACGAAAGACTTCAGTCGTTCTGGTTCTTAATAAGGGACAACAAGGGGGCAGGGGCTGGAGCGTCAGGCTCCGTGCCAAGTATATTCCAGATGTGTCTTTCTGTCAATCTGAACTTGATCGCCAGTTGCGGTGCTTT